CTAAAGAGGCATTCATTGATCTTTACGAAAAAGTTGATGCAACTATTAATGCTCCTGAAGAAGTTGAGATAGATTTAGATGGTGAACCAAACTTTAAAGATAACAACAATTGGGAGGACGAATAATTATGAATCTATCTGCTCAAGAATATTTAGCGAAGCTTTTAGCTAAGGAGAACTTATCTGTTCAACACGGTAACTATTCTACAGCTAGCTTCGATGTTGTGAATAGAGTACTTCGTCTTCCTCTTTGGAAAGATAAAGGTAAAGATGTGTATGATCTTCTTGTTGGACATGAAGTTGGTCATGCACTTTATACTCCTGCTGACGGATGGCANGACTCTGAAAAGAAGATNGGNAAAATNCCACGTGCTTATCTCAACATCGTTGAGGATATCCGCATCGAACGTATGATCCAAGACACATATCCTGGCATAGTTCGTAGATTCAAGAATGGTTATAAAGTTCTATTTGATACTGATCTCTTTGGTACTAACGAGAGAGACATCAANAANGCTGGACTTATGGACAGACTAAACGTTTCTTCAAAAGGTCGTGGCTATGTTCCTGTTGAATTCTCTGATGAGGAATCTCCATTAGTTAAAGAAGCTATGGAAGTTAAAACATGGGATGACGTTGTCGCTGTTTGTAAAAAATTATATGACTTCATCGAAGATCAAAAAGATGAGAAAGAAGAAGAAGATGAAATCGAAATGGGTATGCCAAGTTCTGAAGAGGGTGAATCTCCTGAGAGCGAAGGTGAAACTCCTATCTCTGGTGATGAGGAAAGCGATGACTCTGGTGAAGGTGATGGTGAATCTGATGGTGAAGATNAATCTGACGAAGAGCCTATTAGTGCTGAAGCTGCAGATGATGAAGCTCCTGAAGGTCATGAGACTTGGACTGAAGATACTCAAAGAGAACGTGAAGATGATCTTCTTGAAAAATCTCCTGAGAAGCAATTTGAGAGAAGTGGTCAGCCAGAATACTCAAGCGGCATGAGCGATGAGAATATCGAAAATATTCTTTACTCTTATGACTATGTTAAATCATTACGTGAAGAGTATATTATAGATCTAGGTTCAGAGACTGAAGCTGCTTATAATCATGAAGCTTGTAGAGACGATTTCAATGAGACTAAAATGACTTATAAGACTCAAGCAAATCTTATGGCAAAAGACTTCGAACGTAAGAAAGCTGCGTTTGAATATTCTCGTGCTAGGACTGCAAAGTCTGGTAAACTTGATCCTTTAAAATTGCATTCATACAAAACTTCAGAAGATATCTTCTTGACTACTACTCAGTTGGCACAAGCAAAGTCACACGGAATTGTAATGTTCCTTGACCTTTCTGGTTCAATGTGTGAGATCATCGAAGATGTTACTGCGCAAGCAATCACTATTGCTATGTTCTGTCGTCAAGTGAATATTCCTTTCGAGGCATATTCATTTACTTCTACTGCATATTGGAGAGAACGTGGTAAGGGTATTCGTGCTGCTGAAGCTGGAGCTGGTGAGTTAGAATGTGATGGTACTAAAGTTGTTGAGATGTTCTCTTCAAAGATGAATAAAAAAACTTTTGATGAAGCTGCTTTTATTTCATTTGCTATTGCTAAGGCACATAGCTACAACAACAAACATACTGCTTACCATATATCTGGTCACTATCTTCATGCTATTGACGGTATGGGTTCAACTCCTCTTATTCAGACTGCAATGCTTGCATCTAAAATCACTAAGGCATTTACACGTAAACATGCAATACAGAACACAAACATTATGTTCTTGACTGACGGTTATCCTGATGGCATAAGAATCCAATCAGATTCAAAGTCTGATGTTCAAACTTCACGTGAGATGATGATTAACTTTGACGGTAAATTAATACGTGGCCAGGGTGGTCGTAGTATTTATGAGGCTGTTCTTCTAAGACTTAAAGAGATAACTGGTGCAACTATCATGGGTTTCCACCTTGCGTATGATGCATCTACTTTCGGACAAGGTTATGTCAATATTGAAGACAACAGAGAGTTTCATAACGTGATCAAAGATTGGAGAAAAGTTGGTTTCGGTGCTTGGAAAAATGTTAAAGGTTACGATGACTATTTCATTATCAAGATCAATCGTTCAGCAAGGTTTGACTCTGATACTTTCGAACCTAAAAAAGCTGACACAATTAATGATCTTAAGCGTGAGTTCAAGAAGTTTGCAAAGACTAAGAAGGGTAACAAGCAATTAGTTTCACGTATCACTGATGCGGTTGCTGCTTAATTTATTTAGGGTGAGGGTATGTACTTTCACCCTTTATGTGATATAATAATACCATAATGAAAAAGGAACTATATGAAATTTAACGAACAACAAAACATCAATCAATTGCAAACTTATGTTGAGAGCACTTACTCTAAACATTATGCTGCTCCGAATGGTGTACAAAGTATGGATCTAATCTCTGCCTCTGGCTTAGGATTAGATTTCTGTCTTGGTAATGTATTGAAATACGCATCAAGATATGGTAAAAAGAATGGAGCAAACCGTGAAGATCTAATGAAGATCATTCATTATGCACTATTAGCAATGAATGAACATGACATAAAGGAGTCGAATAATGAAACTTAGTAATGAAATAAAAGATGTATTGAATAACTTCCAAGCGATCAATAGTAATATTGCAATCGGTGAGGAAGGTGGAATTATTCGGAGCATGTCAACATCAAAGACTCTTATGGCAAAAGCCAATGTAGCATTTGATTCCCCATACCCATTTGGCATATATGACTTAGGTGAATTCCTAGCTTGTCTTAATATGTTCGATGACCCTACATTATCATTTGATGAGGATAAGAAGTTTGTTAATATCACTGATGGTATTACAACATTCAAGTATTACTTCTCTGACATTGATGTTCTTACCGTTGCAACAAAAGATATTAATCTGCCATGTGAAGATCTAAAATTTACTCTAACACATGAAGAATTAACCCAACTCCGTAAAGCTTCAACTACTCTTAAAACCAGTAACTTAAGTGTACGAATGAGTGCAACTGGTTCTCACTTTATTGAATGTGTTATCTTGGATAAACAAAATCCAACATCTAATCAATTTACTATGAACATCAATAATTGTGATATAAATACTAGTGCCGAATTTGATTTTGTGTTTGATATAAACAATTTCAAATTCAAGCCTGCCGCTGAATATGTCTTCGGAATTGACAAAAAGCAGGTAGCATTAATAAAAGCTGGTGACACAGATTACTGGGTCGCCCTTGATAAAACAACCACATATAAGGAAATATAATGGTAGATAGTAATGAAGAAATAATGGATGCAACTGCAGAAGTAATTGATGCAGCAGCAACTCCAGAAACAACAGCTCCAGCAGCTGAAAATCCAGGCTTAAGCCTTAATGATATAAAAGGCTGTGTATCGATTATCGATATAGTAACGAAGCGTGGAGCCTTTGAAGGTCCTGAACTTGCTGAAGTTGGTACATTAAGAAATCGTCTAGATTCTTTTCTGACGGCCGCAGCGGCTGCAGAAGCTCCAGCTGAAGGTGAAGCAGAGACTGAAACACCTGCGTAGTATGTACTTTTGGTAAAAGCATGGTATAATGGTACCATGCTTAATTATATTATGAGGTTTATGTGAAAGAATTTTTATTCGTAGAAAAGTACAGACCAAAAACTATAGCTGATTGCATTCTCCCTCAAGCACTCAAAGATACTTTCCAAAGTATTATTGATGGGGGAGAAATACCAAATATGATGTTTAGCGGTTCGGCTGGTGTAGGTAAGACTACCGTAGCCAGAGCGTTATGCAATGAGTTAGATCTTGACTATATGATTATTAATGGTTCCGAGGATGGTAACATTGATACACTCCGCGGTAAGATCAAACAGTTTGCAAGTACAGTAAGTTTACATGGTGGACAAAAGGTTGTTATCCTCGACGAGGCTGATTACCTAAACCCACAATCTACTCAACCTGCATTGCGTGGGTTCATAGAGGAGTTCTCTTCTAATTGTAGATTTATACTTACTTGTAATTTCAAGAATCGTATTATTGATCCTCTCCATTCGAGATGTTCTATATATGAATTCAACTTAGGGAACAAAGCAGTGATGGCACAGGCATTTATGTCTAGACTTCAATTCATTCTTGATTCCGAAAACATTACATATGACAATGCAGTTATTGCAGAACTCATTATGAAATACATACCAGACTGGAGACGTGTCATAAATGAATGTCAAAGGTATGGCATGAGTGGTACTATCGATACCGGAGTTCTTGTCACTCTATCCGAGTCAAGTGTTCAGGCATTGATGGAAGATCTTAAGACTAAAAACTTTAAGAAGATGCGTAAGTGGGTAACAGATAACATGGACGTAGAATCAGCAAAGCTTTTTAGAATGGTGTATGACAATATGATTACTTATGTCCAACCTTCTAGTATCCCTCAACTGGTCCTGATCCTTGCAGACTATTCTTATAAGGATAGCTTCGTAGCTGATCATGAATTAAACGTAGTGGCATGCATGACTGAGATCATGTCCTCAATTAAATTTAAATAGGAGATCTATGACAGAACAATTAGCAATGTATGGACAAATAATTACAACGTTGGGTGTAGTTATGATATTATGGCAGCTAGAAAAAGCTGGC